CCGGCTCCGGCGACGGCTCCGGCTCCGGCGACGGCTTAAAATCCTTTAACGGGCAAAAGGTATATTATATCGACGGCGTTCCGACCGTTATTGAGCGCGTACACGGCAACGTTGCAAAGGGATATATCGTCAACAAAAACTTGACTATCGAAAAATGCTACGTCTTAAAAGGCGAAAATCTTTTTGCTCACGGCTCGACGGCAAAAGAAGCCCTCAAAGCCTTGCAAGACAAGATTTTTGAGAATATGGATACCGAAGAAAAGATAACCGCATTTCTTAATGAATTTGATCTCAAGACAAAGTATCCCGCAAGGCTTTTCTATGAATGGCATCATAAACTGACGGGATCGTGCGAGATGGGGCGCAACACATTTATAAAAAATGCGGGAATCGACCTCGAAAACGATACATATACGGTTCAAGAATTTATCGACTATACAAAAAATGATTATGGCTATGAGGTAATCAGAAAAATAGAGAAAAGGATAAATTTTTAAAGTAAATCCTAAGAAATAAAAAACGGGGGCGCCGCGATGGCACTCGCGAACGCCCCGAGATTGACGTAAAACATCAACCAAACCTATGTAAATATTATATCACGGTCCGGGCGATTTGTCAACCTTTTCCTGTAAAAAAGCGAGGTTGTGAGTTGCTTTTAGCGTCCTCGTAATCAGTATTATCTTTCCAACGAAACGAAGATATAAAAAGGTGTGTTTTACGCTCAAAGTCAGTGAGGTAAAAATGAAAAATAGTTCTATATCCCAAAATCAGATTCAAGGTCAAAGTCAAGTCGGGTTTCCCACGTTCGCCGACATCAGGCGTCACGTAGAGGAGCGGATCGAGCTTGACTGCTTCCCGAAGGAATATCTGTCTCAGGCAAGAGAGTTCTGTCTTATAATCGCCGAGGTTTATATGCTCCCCGCTACGGCAGAGATACAGATCGCGGGCCAGAAGCTGCCCGTGTTGCTTGTGCAGAGTATCTACGATATGCTTGAGCACGAGGACGTGCTCGCGGTTATGGACTGCCTCGAGAGAGCGACCTACGAAATAAAGCATAAGAAGACCTACGTCAGGACCGCGCTCTATAACGCGGTATTTGAGAGAGAAACGCGCTCTATTAACGAGCTTCGCGTGCTTGACGGTCCCCACGGGTACATCGGCACAAGGAAGGACAGAAAATGAAGAAATATACTATTGACCCGCGTCGGGACGATCTTGACGAGATATTCCCGTACGCAGAGACAACGGAGGAGCGGCTTTCGCTTCTGAACGACCGCCGAATCGTCAAATACAGAACAAAGACAATTAAGAGCGGGAACGTGCTTGAGTGCGAGATCTATCCGATATGGGATAACAAATCCTCCACGCCTCGCGGCAAAAAGACGAAGGAGAGCCGCCCGGCTCAAAAAAATCTTAACGATAAGAACTCGCTCAAAAACATTATTCGGCTCGTCAACGCCAATTTTACGGACTCGGATATCTGGGGAAGCTTTACATACGAATCCCGTAAGCTTCCGAAGTCCATAGAGGACGCGGAAAAGGCCTTCGGGAATTTCATCCGCCGTCTTAAATATTACGGCAAAAAGCAAGGCTTCCCTCCCCTCAAATACGTCTATTGGACGGAGTTTGAGGACGACGAGAAAAAGAAAAGGATCCGCGTTCATCATCACGTTATCTGCAATTTCCCCGACCGCGACGTTATGGAGAAGCTGTGGCGCAACGGCGCGAGAACACAGACGCGCCGCCTTCAGGCTGACGAGAGCGGATACGAGGGCTGTGTGCGCTATTGTATGAAGAACCCGAGAGGGGCTAAGAAATACAAGACGTCAAAGAATCTCGTAAAGCCGACGATCACGGTTGCCGACACAAAGTTTACGCGCCGCAAGGTCAACCGCATAATACGCGGCGATCTTAACGCGGTCGAGATCTTTGAGTCTCTCTACGAGGGCTACGATATGACGGACTATAACTACAAGACGAGCGATTACGTCACGGGCGCGTATCTTTACGTCAAGATGGCAAAGCGGAAGGTCGACCGAGGGCGACCGCCGAAAAATAAAATACATGATCGAGGAGGAACCAATGCTTAAAATTCATGAGCTGAAGATCACGACCGAATACTTTGGAGCGGTCGTGGACGGCACGAAAAAAGCGGAATACCGCTTGAACGACCGAGGCTTTAAGGTTGGCGACGTGCTCGTCCTTAAAGAATGGACGTGCACGGGCTACACCGGGCGCCGCGCCTGCTTCAGGATAACGCATATCCTTGAGGGCGTTTACGGTCTGCCCGACGGATGGGCGATACTCAGTATTGAGCCGTATAAGAGGAGGATCAAACGATGAAAGAAACCGAACTTTTGCCGTGTCCGTTTTGCGGGGGGACTGACTTGGAATTGAAGGACTACACGGAAAACAGTTATGGTTTTTGGGATTACAGGATAAAGTGTAATACCTGCCGCGCGTATATGGATAGTCCGTCAACAGCACATATCACTATCTATGATAATTGTCTTCGTCAAACACGAAACGACGAAACCAAAGCAAAGGCGAAAAGAGAACTAATTATCAGTTGGAACAGGAGGGCAAACAATGAGTAGAGAGAAGCAGATTGAGGAAATGGCGGAGATTATAGCCAAAGCTGACGATACTTGCAGAGCAAAAACAATAGCCGAAGCCCTTTACAACGCAGGCTACCGCAAGCAGAGTGAGGTTGTAAAAGAGTTTGTGGAAAAGTTGTATGCAGAGTTTCGTATGTATGGAGTGACTGATAAATTCAACAAAGAAATGTTTCTAACCGCAGTTGATAAGGTTGCGGAAGAAATGAAAGGCGGTGCGGAATGACTTGCCAAGAATGTAAAAGCTATGAAAAATGTAATGATCAAAAGAAAATAAAATTCGAGATTTACAATGACGGATGGCTTGACGAACCGCATTTATGTACTTATGTTGAAAGCATCTGCTTGAGATTTGAAAAGAAAGGCGGTGCGGAGTAATGTATTTATCAGAAATCTTATCAAAGATAGAGCAGAAAGATGCTAATAAAATTATGCTTGCACCGTTAGCTAATATATCGGGAGCAGACATAAGGTTTGACAAAGGATACGGCACGGTAAAAATAACCATCCCTGCGAATGTTGCTCACGATTTGACCAACGGAAGCAGAAAATACGTTGGCGGTCTTTTAGTGATTGATAGGCAAGCCTATGAAGATGCGAAAGGCGGTGCGAAGTAATGACAACGGGTGATTCAATAAATATTAGGGTGACGATGGAATGTCTTTATGAATATATAAACCATCCATACTATAAACCCTACAAGTCTTTGATATACAGTAAAGTATGTAATGTTGGCAAAAAATCCAACTATAAAAAATTCGCAAAGAGAATGAAAAAAGCAGTTAAATATCTACCACCCGAATTAGAGGTGGAAATAAGAGTAACAAGGAGTAACTGAGATGCCGCGATATACAGATATAGATGCTCTATTGAGCGAATTGCCCGATGACTTGCCATACAAGGCGAGTGTAAAGAGGGTTCTTATACAAGCCCCCACCGCCGACGTTGTACCAAAGAGCGAGTACGATGCCGTTGTAAGTGCAGTTGACAATAGCACGAAGTTATTTTTGAAGCTTCACGATGATTACCAAGAGGCAAAGCGCGAGCTTGAGGAACTGAAAAAGGACAGGTATCAGGTATTACCTGACGGCAGAGTTGAATTGATTCCAAGATCGGATGTCAAAGCTCTCAAAGAAGAGGTTGACAAGTGGATGGGTAGATTCAGAGAATTGCACGAAGTCGCTGAATTAAAGCAACAACGCATTGCAGAACTCGAAGCCGAGGTCGCGAGGGAGATTTTTGAGGAGATTAAAAAAATCTTTGTTCATAGGTTGCTTCATTCTCGTGATGCGATTGACGATATTTCGGGTGATTTGGATGAACTCAAAAAGAAATACGTCCCGAAAGATTGCCGAGATTGCAGATACTTTGTAGGTTGCGAGACAGCTTGCGGTGGCAGACCCTGCGACGAATTTGAAGCCAAAAAGGAGGTATAAAGAATGAGCACATCAAAGTGTAAGAATTGCCGAAAGGTAGCACGGCTTGAGAGGCGGCTTGAGGAGACGCAGATCCTTCTCTTCGCCGCCGTGCGTAATGCTGCCGTTCTACCGATCGGCGTTCGCCTCGGCAAGTCCGAGAAGGAGATCAGCGAAAAGACCTTTGAGACTATTGCCGAAATGAAAAACACGGTAGACTTTGCCAAAACGCGCAAGTGTATGATGCTTGCTGATTGGAGGGACGACGATGGAGAAAACAACTCCTAAGGATAAGCATTACGATTGCAGGTCGTGTGTTAACCGCTCGTCGCCCTTGTGCGAGCTGTGCACGCAGATAACTTCACCGGGCGGCAAAGAGCATAAGCCGAGGTATTTTATAGCGCAAAGCGATATTATAAGCGTAGGCGGGCGATTTCACTACGCCGAGCATCCGACGGACGATCCCAAAACGGAGAAGCTCGCAAAATATCTTATGCGTCTTATTTGCGAGCGGGTTCCTTTACCCACATGTATCGTACTTGAATATAACAGAAAAACAGAAAAGGAGGAGTAATACAGATGCCAAAACAGAAAACGTACTTTAAGT